AGATATGGAGGGCACGGGCAAAAGACACTCCCATGTGATCGCTATTGCGCCTAATGCATCTTCATCTATTATCTGTGGGGGTACTTCTCCATCGGTAGAACCTATGCGAGCTAACTCTTTTTCTCAGAAAACTTTGACAGGTACGTTTGAAATACGTAACAAGTATCTAGAGAAAAGATTGATAGAACTCAATAGAAACAATAAAGAAGTATGGAAATCTGTTACTACTAATGGTGGTAGTGTTCAACACTTTGACTTCTTAACAGAAGAAGATAAGCGTGTGTTTAAAACTGCTATTGAAATGGATCAGAATATATTAATAGAATTTGCAGGAGACAGGCAACAATTTATATGCCAATCGCAAAGCTTGAATATATTTTTAAGACCTGATGTCAACTCTAAAGAGTTACATCTAATACACTTCAGAGCATGGAAGAATAAAGTGAAGACTTTATACTACTTAAGAAGNCAAGCATTAAAGAANGTAGAAAACTTAACAACAAAGATTGAACGTACAGTACGCCCTGACTTCCAAACAGAAGAAGAGTGTGTTGCATGTCAAGCGTAAATAACAAAGGAGAAATAAATGTCAGTATTTGAAGGACGAGAATATTATAAACCGTTTGAATACCCGTGGGCTTTCGAAGCTTACGATCAACAACAGAAGATGCACTGGTTACCCAGTGAAGTTCCATTACATGAAGATGTGAATGACTGGAACTCAAAGATGAGTGAGCCAGAAAAAAACTTAGTAAAACAAATCTTAACTTTCTTTACACAAGGTGATGTAGATATAGCACAGGCCTATATGGATGTGTATATACCCATGTTTAAAAAACCTGAAGTGCGTATGATGTTATCCGCTATTGCTACATCAGAGGCTAACCATGCGCACAGTTACTCTTTACTTAACGATACTATAGGTATGGATGACAGAGAGTACAAAGCATTTCAAGAATACAAAGAGATGGCAGACAAACATAATTATTTATGGGAGAGTAAGGGTGGTAATGATAATCAAAAAGTTATCAGAGACATGGCAGTCTTCTCTGCATTTGGTGAGGGCTTACAATTGTTTGGGTCATTCATCATGCTGTTAAACTTTCAAAGGTTTGGTAAGATGAAAGGTATGGGGCAGATTGTTGCATGGTCTATCAGAGATGAGAACCATCACGTAGAAAATATGTTAAAGCTATTTCATACTATACTAGATGAACAACCAGAGCTTTGGAATGATGACTTTAAGAAGTCACTCTACGATATATGTAGGGATATGGTAACTCTCGAAGAGAAGTTCATTGACCTGGCATTTAACCAAGGACCTGTTGAAGGACTGACTGCTGACGATGTAAAGAAGTATATACACTACATGGCAGACAGAAGATTACTACAGCTAGGACTCAAGCCTAACTATGGTGTCAAAGAAAACCCATTAGATTGGGTAGACTATGTAGTCAATGGACAGGCACATGAGAACTTCTTTGAGACTAGATCAACTGAGTATGCTAAGGGTGCAGTACAAGGTAACTGGTCTGATGCGTTTTAATGTTGACAAATAGTATCAACTATGCTATACTTAATTTAATAAGTGGGGGGCACAAAGAACCTTTCGAGCCTTAGATGAAATATTTAAGGAAAGTTTGGGGATACTCAACTTCCACACCGAGTGAAGGGCAGATTGAAAAGTCTGCCCTTTTTTTATTCAGGAGATAAAATGAAACAGTTTACTTACCCACAGACCACACCATACGACAGCCTTGCAAAAACGCTATACCAGTCATTCACTAATTTCCAGTTGACTAAACGCTTCAAGTTTGATAGACTCTCGATCAAGGATAAGGACTATTGGAGAGCCTTAGCCGAGATATCCAAACGGGAGAAACTATGGAAAACGTAAAGAACAATGTGTTTAGTATGACAAGATTATCTATTGATAAGTTTATCAATATGTTTGAAACTAAAAATACTAGCGCGGAAAAAGAACTCGAACTGTTTGTCAAGAACGAGTATAAAGATGATTGGCAATGGGCATTAGCCTACTACAGAGACTTTAAAGTCTTTCCTAGAAACTACATCAAGTAGTCAATAGATCAGAGAAGCTGGGTAGTGAAAACTACCTAGTCTTGCTCTTTAAATTCATAGAAGAAATTGTTATCGTCACCTGCGGTATACTTAGATTTACTCTCAACACCATACTCAATAGTAGATACCTTGTAATCAGGGAACCTCATCTTCTTAGGTGATAAAGATTTGTCATAGAATATGACACGGTTATTAGGCTGAGCAGCGAAGTACCCATTGTCTAATTGAATAATATTAAAAGACTTATGCTGTGTAGGTATCTCAGAATACCCCACATCTGGTATGTTGTACTCAGGATGACAACTATCTATGGTGTATAAATACTCACCAAAATAAAAATTCCCGTTAGGAGCCTTGTATTTACATTTACCTGACCCTACACTCACCTTTTGTATAACTGAGATGTGATAGCTAAAAGCGTCCCATAATTCAAGGTCTTCCAGCTGCATCTCTTCTTTGGTTTCTTTCCAAACAAACGCGGATATAGGAAGCTTATCGTATAAAGCACCAGTCTCATAGAGATATGTCTCAAAGTACAGGGCTCTACCCTGTATAGACTTAACTGTTATCCATATACCTGGCTCGTATTCACCGTGCCCCTTCTCAAAGTCATAGAGATATTCCTTCTTAACAAGGACTTCAGTCGGTGGTATGTTAGCTACAAGAAATGACATTAGTTTCTGTACTTATCTAATGTGTCAATAGAAAAAGTATCCACACAATTGTAGTAGAATCCGCCACCATCTTTAAATAGATCTTCTATCTCTTGAGATATATCAAATCCTTCAAACATACAAGTGTCAAAGCTTACGTGTACAGGTTCGCCCATAATTCTTACGCAACTCTTCTCTTCATATTCACCACCAGGTAAACAAAGTTGAGCAAGCAGCACCCATTTAAGCATCAGCTTGAGATCTGATTATTAAAGAAAGTTCCTCAGCACGGTGCGGAGTTTGTTTACTCCACCTAGAGTCGAGCATCTCATCTGCCGCACCATTGTACTGAAGTTTGGATAAGTTCAATAAGAACTTCTTGAATTTCCTAACTCCGCTTTCACCAAGTTGGAATACCATTTCGATTAGAACTTCGAAAACCACTGCTCTATGCTCGTTAATGTGGATATCACAATCCGCAGCAATACGCATAGCGCCCTGGCTAGCATTTTCCAGATCGTGCTGAAAGGTATCTTCAAGCTGATCCACACTATATTCAACGCCTTCTTCATAGTCGTCCTCCTTTGTTATCAAATGGCCCCACCCTATCGTAGCCTTACCAAGTGAGTCTTTATAAATGAAAGATCTAAACCCTTCATGTTCTTTTATTCTCTCCTCTAAATTTTTTTTCATTACTTAGCAACCCCTTTTACTTTCTCAAAACTTCTAATGCCAGCCATTCCCAATAGAGCCATGACTAAGGGCATCAATGTACCCATGTCTAGTGCAGGTAACTCTTGTGTTTGTACATCGAATACTGCTAGAAAGAATATGAGAAAATTCTTAATGACATATTCCCATGCGATTGCGAGAGCACAGGAGAATCCAATGAGTGGTCTCCATGAACGCTGCAAGAAACCAGAGATACCACCAGAAGTAGACTTAGCATCTGCCAAATTGATTTGACTCTGTGCCTGATTAAGTGTGGCTTCAATTTCTTTAAGTTTAATTTTTGCATTATTCTTTTCATCTTCACTTGTGTGAACAGAATCTATTATAGATCCTACTGTTTTAACAAGGCCTCCGCCTAATAATTTATCTAACATTATGTAACCTTCCTGTACTTCTTAACTTTCTTCTTAATATTCTTAGGCTGTGCAACAAATTGTTTGCCTTGAGATTTACCTTTTCTTTTAGCAGCAGATGTTGCAGCATACTCACTAGCTGACAAATTTTTAATAGCAGCTGAAGGTAAATATCTCTCACCTGTAGCCTTTGGTCCTTGCGTAGAGGGCTTACCTGATTTGGTGCGCCACTTCTGTTTAGTCCATGCCTTTAAACTTCTCTGTGGTTTTTTAAGACCAGGCATTAGAAACGTTTTTTATTTTTTTTCTTTGCAGGCTTATTGCAATCACATTGTTTAATATGAAAGATAGTACAGATGATTGATCTAATATATTTCATCATGATTTATAACCTCCTCCTTTTGCTTTGTATTGTTTCGCTAGCATCTGCGCTTTTCTTGCAGACCACTGACCAGGNGAACCNCCCTTGCCTCCAGCTTTTATTCTATTAAACAAAGCTTTCCTCATAGTAGGCTTGGTATAATTACCTGCTTTATTGACAGTAGATTTAGCCACGTTAAATTTTCTTAGAAGTTTTTGCTTTACCCATACCCATCATCTTATCTTTTTGTAATGACTTAAGTAATGGAGATCCTTTTTTTAATTTAGACATAAGTTTTTTTAAACCTTTGTTAGGTTTCTTCTTAGCTTTTGTAGGTTTAAATTTACTCTTTTTACCTGGGGCATTTTTAGTTTGCATAGGTACGCTCGCTCTATTCATAATGTTCCTTTATATTTTGGGGTGATTAAGAATCGTCAGATTCATCTTCGACTTTAACTGCATCCCCGCCTACCTTTACAGTAGGTACAGCAAGCACTATCTCGTCTGTTATTTTTTCCATACAGATATTATAGCATTAGAGAAAGTTGTTGACAAGGGGTAAAAAACGTGGTAA